ACTTGGTATTGAACATTTACAATATTTAAAGAGGTGTCTACAAATGGCGTTGGGTCTACTGTTGTAACCGATTGCGCTATTTTAACCTCCCAATCTACGTAATTTGCATCGGTAGTTACGTTTGGAACGTCGCGATTTTTAAACCACAAATAAACGTTTCTAAATTCTTCCGTAGAAAAAAACGAACTATTAAATGTAACGTTATATTTTAACTCGATTAGGTTAATAAGTTTGTTTAGTGTTATCGCGGGGAATAACTCACGTAATACGTTTATCGCTCCCGCTGCGGTATGTATATTATTGTTGGTTGTGGTTGCGGTTAAATAGTTTGGATTGGTTATTGTTGGTTGCGTGCCTCCGTATTCCCAAATCCGATTTGATGTAATTAAAGGGTATTGAACTTCGCTCAAAATAGTTCCGTTAATTCTACCAAAAACTTGCGCCCAATTATACGTATGCGATAATGTACTATAATCCAAATCGGCTAATTTATCCTCGCCGAATAAATCTTTTAACGTGACTAATTTTCCGTAAAATGTAATGGTATAACTTTTTGCTTTACCCTTTTCAACTACGGATTTTTCCAGTTGAATTTTTCCGCTTTTATACGTTGTTAAATCTATTTCAATGTAACCATCGCGCCGTAAATTATGGTCAATTGGTGAATCAACATCCGTTTCGTAAAAATGCTGGAAAACTTGGTTATTTCTTGGGGTTGCTGGTACGGTAAAGGATTGAGAAATTTCCGTTTTCGTTTTGTTAATATCGTACACGTCTTGAACGCTCGAACTTATTTGAACTTGTTCGTCTTCAAATAAATCTAATTCGATTCCCTCAATAAATACCTTTACGTCTCGTTTCATTAAATTACGCTATGGATTACGTCAAACGCTAATTCTATTTCGATTTGATAATTAATCGTCTTTTGGTTGATGTTCTTAAACTTATTAATGGATTTAGTGTTTACCTTTACTGGTATTCTTTGAACTCCGTTTTGCCAAATAACGCGCTCACTTAATAATAATTCTTGTATCGTTTCACCATACGATTCATCAACCCAACCCGTATTAATTAAATATCGACGCGTTCCATTACTATTCATTACGTGCCTTTGTCCCTCGCTTACAAGCGTAGGTATTAATTGAGACGGCATTAAATTATACGTGGACGAATTTACATCTAATAATTCTTGAGATGCTTTAAAGAAAAATTCACGTTGCCAACCTCCAAATTTATTAATAAAATCAATAGTCATTGGTTCATAACGGCATTCCGTTTTCGGGTAAAAATAACCCGTCCATTGCAAAACATTTAAATTATTAAATATTTGTAATGTGTTTCCAGTTGCGTAATTCCCTTCGTGAACACGTTTAATATCAAAAACCCCATCAGCGGTAAATGCATAGGTAACGGGTGTACCTCCTCCAAACGGCGTATGTACATAATACCAACTCCTTTTTACTTTTGCCGTTACTATTCCCGCTCGATGCGCTGGGTTTGCATTTGGATTATTTGCGCTATCGTCCCAATAATAATGAGATGTACCATTACCAAGTAATACATTACCCCTATCTATATTTACCCCCTCTTCGTATAACCCGTAACCATCATAAGCCATATCCGTTACCGTTTGGTCTAAAACATAAACCCCACCAATAAAATTATATGTACGATATTGAATGTTTACGTATTCGTCTTCCGAGGTTAAAAACTGATTTGTCATATAATTAATTCCGTTGAATTTATGCGTTAAAAATTCACGGATATATGCGCTAATATTATAATACGTTTTCGTATTTGTTGAACTCGGTATTAACTTGCTTAACGTGTACGTTGGTGTTGTTGGTTGCGTACCCGTGTAATACCATAAATCTATTTCGATTTTGGAACCAGTTTGTAAAGCGTTATCCACTAAAACGATATGTGGACTACGTGCGTTTATTGCCATATTTTTTTATTATTTCATCCAATGCAGCTAATGTAATTTTTTCCGCATCTAATCCGTACTTTTCTATTAACTCATTTGGTAACGTTTTGTATGCCGTCTCAACCGCTTTCGTAAAAAACAAACTCGGCTCAATACCCTTAATATAAATACTTCGGGCAATTAGGAATTGAATTGATTTCGCAAACCCTACCGATTTAATACTACGTCCAGTGAATTTACCTTTGATTCGTGGCGCTATTCCCCTTCGAACTATCCATTTATCCAGTTTACTCGGAGGGGGCATTTTAGTTTTATAACTAAACGGAGTATTATATTTTTGCTTTACACCACTTACTCCTTTATCTTGGTAAATTCCGTATTCTTCCATATCAAAGTAAATGCCTATCGAATTGGGCATTGCTTTAACTTCTATATCGATTGAATCGGAAAGTTTTCCAGATGCGTTTTTACCTTTTTGCGCTAAGTTTTTTCGCGCCTCCTTAATTACTTTGTCGCGGAATTTTTGTAAATGCTTATATGTTTCTTGTTCATTCATTAACAACGCGTCATTTCATTGGGGCAAATTATGTTTAAGGTCATCGCCCAACCAACTAAATTATTTTCGAATCGCTCGGTAAATGGTTCGCACGTTGGTACGTCTTCCACAACAAAATTAAGGTTGTAAAGGTTTCCGCTTTTTAGCATTTTAAAACATCTGTTCAAAATTTGCAACGTGGAATTTAACGCATCGTTGGTATTATCTCTCGTTTCCCATTTCGTATTGTCTTCCTCCTTTACGTTATCGGTTATGTCCATCGCAAAAATAGTTAACGTAAATCGTTGGATGTTGCTTTCGAACTGCGCTTGCGTTACCATTGTATGCACCAGCGGGAAAATGGTTTGTTTGGCAATGTCAACGTCGAAAATATCTCCGTTCGTTACCGTGTTCACCAAGGGGTCATTGTCAAAATGGTTTTTTAATTCTTTGATTAGTTCGTAATATCCTTTCATTTTTTCATATTTCTTTTAAATTCGATTTCTTCGATTTCGTTTTTTTGCTTTTCGAAGGTAAGGAAAGTGAGACATTGATGTAATTGTAAGTTTGTAATTTCATCAAATCGTCGGACATCTCCGTGAGCAACTGCGTAAATGCTTGAATACCACCCCCATTGTTTATTAAATTGCTCCCTTTCATTAAAACTCGGCGCTCTTTGCGGTTCATCGTTTTCATCGTCTCCAAATAGTTGCTTGTACTCCTTAACAATTCTGCTCCTAAATTGTAAAAAAAAACCCGCGCTGATATCGCTATTTCCATTGGAATAAATTTCATAAACTCGTGAAATTCTTCGCTTGCCGTATATGGCGCAATTTGGTAACGTTCTTTTTCCCGTTTAATAATTGGTCGATACATTACCGCCATTGCTTTGTGGTAATCATCCCAATTATTTAAATGGTGTTCTAAATCGATATATTCGCCCCACGTTATATTTTCAAGGTTAGGAATAAATCCAAATTCCATTTCTTTATATTTCCACGTTTGGTAAAAATTCGGCTTTACGCTAAATATCTTTTGGAAATGTTCTAACAAGCCTTGTAACTCCGTGTACTTTATTTTTACCACATCCTTTAACTGGATTCCGCAAAATATCTCAATCATTTTTTGAACTATAAATTCCTCATCGTTTGAGTTTTCTTGAACCTTTAGGAATTTTTGGTAGTTCACTAAGGGTATTTCGCTAATTGAACTTGGTAATGTTAATTCTAATTGCATATCTATTAAACTATTTATTCGTGTTTTTGTATTCCAAAACAAAATGGTAAGCCTTTAAAAGCATATCAAAATGAACTGCAAACCTTGCGAGGTTGTTAAAAATTATTTGCACCCTTATCCCCTTACGTTCGTAAATGTATTCCTCGATTACTCGAATCATTACTAACATATCGTCGGTTTTACCGGATTGCATAAACACCGTATTGCGCTCCTATTCCTAACGTTTCCATTTCGTGATACCTAAATGCATCGATAGCGTGATTATTAAAATCGATTGGTTTGTTTAGTCGCTTGCCTTGTTTGTCCGTGTCCCAAATGTACGAGCGTAATTCTTTGATTAAATTACCGCTATTCGCAGTTACTAAGTATTCGTTGCGTTGGATAACGTCTATTCCGTAGTTAATCGAATCCTTACCTTTGGTTACTCCTTTAATCGTTATTCCAAAGCGTTTAATTTCGTCAATGGATTTTGGTTCGGAACTATCCGCGTAAACGGGTACGTGTTTTGGTAGGAGTTTCGCTATTTCGCTATTTAATAACCCCGTTTGGTACACCAACTCGTTAACTATTCGTTGCCCGTTGTAATTGTATATTTCTATTATTGCAGTCGGGTCATTGGTATATCCAAAATCCAAACCTATTCCAAGCAACTTTGCATCGCTGGGTATCGTGTCTATTTGTTTCCAGTTTGAGAAAACAACCCCTTCGAGCATTCCTAACTGCCCCTCTCCGTATACCTTCCACCAATTAGCCCAATACGTTGATGTTTTCGCTTTGTCGCGGTTCTTTTCGATTTGTTCGATAATGCTTTGGTCTAACGCTTCGTTATCCTTGTACGTCAATATTAAAAAATCGGAGTCGGGTTCATCCTTTAATTCAGTATGCACCCAAAATTCGTTTGCGGGGTTGAAATCTAAATAAACCTCTTTTCGTGTTCGAATAGCAAGTTCGTTATAAGAATCAAACGTTACGTTATTACATTCGTTGATATAAAGAATGTCGCGCCTTGCACCCCTTAGTTTACTGGAATCGTCCGCGGAAAAGAATTCAATAACGCTTCCGTTGGCGAACTCGTAACGCAATAAAGATTTATTAAACCTATCTTCGAAGAATCGCCCCGTCCATTTCATTATTTTTAGGAAATCCTTTAACGCACCCCTTCGTAAATGGGGTATTGTTTCCGCGACTATTGATATTTCCAACCCTTCGTGACGTGCGGCTTTATCAATTAACACGGGAATTATTCCGAACGTCTTACCCGCGCTCGTACCGCCTTGGATAATCTTAATTCGTTTTTTAAGATTCAGTATCTTCTTGATTGCCGTTGTCTTCTTGAACATCGGGGAATAATGGTTGCTCTACGTTTGTAATTTCTTTTTTCTCAACAAGGTTGTTTAGACGTGCCGTAATACTTGCGTTATATATTCCAGCCATACCCCCGCCGATTTGGTCATTTCTAACCTCCCTACGTATACGCGTAACGATAGTTAAAAAGCGTTTGTATCTATTATTCGTGTTTGCAAAATAATGGCTTAAATCGCCGATAATACCCAAATCCGCGCAATAGCATTCGAAACCTTCTATGGTTAACGGGCGTTCTAATTCGCTATATTCGCTTCGTCCCTCTTTACCTACGAAAGTATGTTTTAGAATAGGATTATTTTTTACGTGTCTCTTATACTCCGTGAATAGTTCCCAAAGGTGTTCGGGGCTATGTATTTTATTTGGTCTTCCGGTTCCCATTGTTTTCGTGTTTTGATAGTTTAGATTCTTCAAATGTAGACGAACAAACCGCCAAACGTTGGTCTTGTTTTGGAAATTCTTTAATCATTGTATCGTCCCCCATACAACGCATAACGAATTCTTGTTTATTCTCCCTCTTGTTTGGTTGTGGAATAGGCATTATATACAATTTTTAACTGATTGACCATTTCTATAACGCAACTACCGCACGTTGTGTATTGCAGTTTTTGATTAAAAACACGGTTGTTTATTTCCAGTAAGCGTAATTGTTCGCTTGGTCTTACCATACGGTTACCGCTGGTAAAGTAGTTGTGTAAATAATCGTATTCGTCTTCCGTTAGCGGGTTCGTGTTTCGCTTGAATAGGTTGTTTATTTTGCTGGTTATCTTTGCGCCCCATTCGTTTAACGCCTCTTTACGTTCATCGCAGCCGCAATCCTCACCAACTAAATGTTTAACAATTGCTTTTATTCCGGTTGCCTTCGTTACTTTTTCGACGGCATCGCCTAATTGAATAGGTTCTTTTTTCTTTACTCGTTTATTCATTGTTTTTATAATTATTCCATTCGTTTAATGTTGCCTTTTTAATCCGTGTTTTGCAACTTTTCAAAGAGGTAAAAATGCTTTTCGAACTAATTTTTGTTTTCTCGCTAATCTTACGAATTGACATTTGTTCGTCTCGGTAAATTGACCATAATTTTTGGTCGTACCAATGCCAGTTCGAAACCTCTTTTTCAATTGCGTTTTCTAATTCAATGTAATTATCTAAATTGGATTCGTGTTCGCGTATGTTATGCAAATTTGATAAATCAATAAATTCGGGGCGATTGCCTTTTTGCATCAACAAAAACGTATTTCTCAAAACAAAATAAATATAAGGCTTGTTTACTTTGCCGTCAATTATGCATAAATTTTCGCTGGAATATTTCATTAACCTAATATAAACCTCTTGTACTATGTCCTCAGCAAATAAGTTGCCACCAAACATTTTGGTGATTCTAACCCATTCTTTATGCTCTTTTGCTATTTGAGTAATCCAATTCATTTGTTTAGATTGCCATCAAATATAATGTTTATATTTTAATTAAACTTATTTGAACCCTTTTTGTTGTCGGTAAACGTATTCGTCTAAGGTTCTAAGGGTTTTAATGCTTACCAATGCACCTGACAAAAAACGGTCTATGGTATATTGGTGCATTTTTAACCCTTTGGATTTTATTTCCTTTACTACTTGGTTTCGTGTTTTTGTAAGCAGTATGGCTTTCAACTCCTTACGCAAGCTATTATCGTCTATAAACATAATTAAAAGGGTAAATCGTCGTTTTCAATTATTTGCGTGTGAACTTGTTTAGGCGCTTCGTTTGTTCGTGGTTCGCTAAATGAACACGAAAAGTATTTCATTCCTTTCGAAGATTCCTTTAACCATAAAGCTATTTCCATTTCTTTGCCGTTTACATTTACTTTTCCTCGGTAGTCGGGTTGATTACCTTGTTTTTTGTCATTCTTAAAAATTGCTCCCGTGTTTACTTTTGTTTCCATTTTTTATTTATTTAAGTTTATTTCGTTTTCGTTTAGGCTATTGTTTAGAAAATCTTGTAGCCTTTCTACTATTTGCCATTCGTCTTCGTTTAGTTCTTCGTACTTGTATAGCTTACGTAGTTCCTGCTGAAGGTTCCAAAGTACTACAAACATATCTTTACCTTTGTTGGCGCAGTAAAATTCGTGTTCGTCTTCGGGTAGGTCAAAGGTTAGTTTTGCTTTCATAGGTTTCTTTGTAGTATTGTTCTGCATCATTTTTAGATGTTAAAGAAATGCTCCCTTGAATATAAGCATCCATTATCTGCTCCTTCTCCATT